AAGAATTAAAACAAAGGAGAAAAAGTGATGAGTAAAATTATTTTTAATTTTGGCAATAAAACTATAGAAAAAGATATGAATGACATCAAGAGTGAAAAAGATGTTAAAAATGCTTTTTCAGAAGTAATGAAAAAAGAAAACATAATGCAAAAAGTAAGAGATGAAAGTTATCTTATAAAGATGTTTGATGATTTCAGACTAGGATATATAAATAAATTTGAAGTTTATCCGTATGCATTAAAACTCATTAAACAGAAAAGAATAACATTAAAAAGGGTAAAAGAAATAGCATATTTGACATGCAAAATACCACCAAATGTTGTTGATGACAGAATTAAATATATGAAAATATTAGATAATCAATTATAAAGTATTAACTCATAACATCTTTAGGGGTGTTATGGGATTGATATTTCAATCATTTTTTATTAACAAGATAAGGAATAATTATGAAATTCGTTGTTAGAAAAACAGAAGTAGTTGCAAGTTATATTGTAATAGATGGTGCAAAAAACCATGAAAATGCAGAAAATATTTTTAATTCTATAAAAAAAAATGAAGAATCAATAGAATTTAAAGATGATGAAGTATTAACTTGTGAATATGAAGTATTAAGTGCATATGAAAGTGAACGCAACATGGATTATTTACATGATGAATTTTCAACCATATATGTTTGGGATAATGATATTAATTCTTGGGAGAAAAATTATGAATGTATTAAGTTTATTTGATGGTATGTCATGTGGGCAGATAGCTTTAAAACAATTAGGAATAAAAGTAGATAAGTATTATGCAAGTGAAATAGACAAATATGCTATCCAAATAGCACAAAAAAACTTTCCTGATACGATACATATTGGAGATGTAACAAAAGTTTTGGCAAAGGATTTACCAAAAATTGATTTATTATTGGGTGGCTCGCCATGTCAAGGATTTTCATTCGCAGGAAAACAACTTAATTTTGACGATCCTAGAAGTAAATTATTTTTTGAATTTGTTAGGTTATTAAAAGAATTAAAACCTAAATATTTTTTATTAGAAAATGTACGCATGAAACAAGAATATCAAGATGTAATTTCAGAGCATTTAGGGGTAAAACCCCTTCTTATAAATAGTGCATTGGTTTCTGCACAAAACAGAAATAGATTGTATTGGACTAATATACCAAATATTACACAACCTAAAGATAAAAAAATTGTATTAAAAGATATATTGGAAAATGGTATTGCTACTGATGAGATGACAACTAATAAAAAATCTTTCTGCCTTACTGCAAGGTATCAAGGTGCAGTTGCATGGAATAGCATTGAAAGACGACAAAGAACTATGGTGCAAGTTGGCATGGCTAACGATATAAATGGACATGATATTTTAAAAAGGATTTATTCTGATGAGGGGAAATCTCCTACTTTAACAACAATGCAAGGTGGACATAGAGAACCAAAAGTTGCTTTAGGCCAAGAATTACATTACAGAAAACTAACACCTTTAGAATGTGAAAGATTACAAACTGTTCCTGATGGCTACACAGATGGAGTTTCTAATACTCAACGATACAAGATGATTGGAAATGGTTGGACTGTAGAGGTTATAAAACATATTTTAAACAACATGGAGAAATAACATGACAGAGAAATCATTTAGATGGTCATATCATAAACAAAAATATAAAAACGATTATTATTTAGTAGATTGTCAATTAGGTAAAATAGTGGCAAAAGTTATTACTGAACCATTATCAAGTTATGAACATGATGAATTTTCAACTATATATGTTTGGGATAATGATATTAATTCTTTTAAAAATATCGGAACATATATTAATCAAGATACTTATTTGTATACAGATTACGACTTAAAAAAAGATCATAATTTGTATCAAAGAGAAGTGCCTGTTGATAGTGTTCCTGAAATGGTTGTATGGGAATATTTTAATATTGGTGAAGGTGAAGTTAAATATTGTTTATAAAAATTAAAAATGGAGAAATAACATGACTATCAATTTATTAATAAAAATATATTGTGATAAAGGATTTATAGAAAGTGCAGATGCAGAATTATTTAATCCTAAACACTCTGAAGATAAAAAAGATTGGTTAAAAAGATTTATAGAAGTATGGAATAAAATGGAAGAAAAAAAATATAATGGAGAAATGACATGAGTAATAAAAATAAAGAATGGAATCCGTGGGAAAAAATAGACAAGATGATTCAAGAAGAAATGGAATCTGAAAAAGAATTTTGTGAACGATTACAAGACGAATTAAAGGAGAATGAAGATGAGTAAACAAGGCGATATAGAAATTAAAGACATGAAGAACGGGCGTAAAAGTAATTCAGTTCCACTTACATCTGTTGGTGATTTAAAACGAGTGCTAAAACATTTTAATGATAATACTCCAATTGAATTTTTTCTCGGTGATTGTGAGAGTTGGACTAATAAATATACACTCTCTATCGAAACTAATATGTATGAAGATATAGACGAGGGAACTACAGTAAATGATAACCCCTTATATCTTGCATTAGCAGTAGGTAACTTGGCTTTGCTAGATTATATTAGGTTTGACAATCCTGACCTACCTTGCATTGAAGACGTTAAAGATTTTATAGCTAACAAAAAAGGAGAATGAAGATGAATCAAAATTTCACTCCTTATGATAACGAAAGACGAGATGAAGATTGGATCAACCCACCTGAACCTAAAGAAGATATTGAGCCTGATGTAGATAGTATAAATGACGAAAAATGGCTTGAAGAAAGGGAAAAACAGGGTAGCTAGGGTATCGGCTGCCTTATTTAAATTGCTCTATGGCTCTTATATAAAGCCAATATTTGACATAATAATTAAAATTGTGGTAAATTCGCTTTACATTAATAATTAAGGAAATATTATGACATTAACAGAAGTATGTGAAAAATTAGAACTAACACCGAATCAATTAGCAGAAAAATTTGATCCACCATTGTCTAGACAAGCAGTTTTTTATTGGAAAACAAAAGGCATACCAAAGTTAAGACAATATGAGATAAAGGAGATGCTAGATGATACCGAAAGAGCAAATACTAGCGAAGTTTGAAAAAGTTTACGCAACTACAAGTGATAAAACACAATATCAATGTTTATGTCCTTCACATAATGATAAAACTGCAAGTTTAGGCATAAAGTTTGTTGATGATAAGGTGATTTTTAATTGTTTTGCAGGGTGTGAAACAGGAGATGTGATTAATGCAGCGGGATTGAGTTGGAATGATATTATGCCAAATTCTGTTGATAATAATTACAAGCCAAACAAAACTTTTAATCCTTTTGCAGTATTAAAGGCCATAAGAAATGATGTTTTGTTTTTATATCTTTGTGCGAATGAAATAAAAAAAAATGAGCCATTGAAAGAATCAGATCAACAAAAATTGTTAGAACTGACAGGAAGATTAAGAGGACTTTATGACAACATTAGATGAAGATGTCAATAAATTAATTATTGGCGATAAGGATATAGATAATTATTTTGCTAGTCGTGATAATGATGAGCATTTTAAGGTAAAAAAACCTAGTAATTATGTCCAGGAAGTGCAAGATTATTTTAAAAATGACATTTATGGGGGAATACCATTACCTTTTGATTTTACAGATGATAAATTTAAAATTAGATTTGGTGAAACCTCAATCATTACAGGCTATTCCGGGCATGGAAAAACAGCATGGCTATCTTATGTTATTTTAAAGATATTAAATGAAAATAAAACACTCATTGCTTCATTCGAGATGTTACCAAAAGCAAGTTTAGGTAGAATGTTGCTACAGAATAATTTAAAAGACCCAACCGAAAAAGCTATTACTAATTTTGTGCAAGGCCTAGATGAGAAATTATATTTATATGATGCAGAAGGTGAAACTTCAGTTGAAAAAATAATTTCTGTGATTTTTTATAGTGCTGAAAAACTTGGCGTAAAAATATTTGTAATAGATTCATTAATGAAATGTGGGATCAATGAAGATGATTATAATAAACAAAAGAAATTTATTAACCAATTATGTGTAGCAAGTAGAGATTTAAACATTAAAATATTTTTAGTATGTCATAGTAGAAAAACATTTAATGAGCATGGTGAACCTAGTAAATTTGATGTGTTAGGCTCTAGTAATATTACAAATTTGGCAGATAATTGTATAACTATATTTAGAAATAAAGCTAAAGAAGAAATATTAAATAGCGATAATCATGATAAAAAAGAAGATGCTGCAAATTGGTATGATGCACAAGTGTTTATAAATAAACAAAGACATGGCAATGGATATGAAGGCAAATTTGGATTGTATTTTGATAAAGAAACATTCAGATTTAGTACACAAAATTTTAACAAAAAGGCATTTTTCTGATGGCATACATTATTATATTTTTATTTTTAGTATTTATATTAGGTTTGATAGTTGAAATTTATGAAGGCATTTACAAAATATGTAAAAAATTATTGACCTTATTGACAAATTAGATTAACATAGAGTAGTAAAATTAATCAACCTTTAAGAAGAAGGAGAAACACATGAGTAAAACCAAAGATTACATACTAAAGTCGCAAGAACAAGACTTTAATCAACAAGAACAACTCCACGAACTATATTCCGAGATAGAACAATCAGAAGAACGTAAGCGTATTCAAGACTTACAACAAGCTGCAAGGGGTGAGTTTGACATTTTTGCAGAGATCAAAAAGTTTAACAAAATATACAAGGAATCATTATGAGTAAATATAATTTTAAAGAAATAGCTAAAACAGATGTTAGTAACCTCATAGAAAAGAAGGGTAAATTTAACTATTTAAGTTGGTCGCATTGTTGTGAGGAGTTATTAAAGTTAGATCAATTAGCTACTTGGGAATATAAAGAACCACTTACTTTGCCTGATGGCAGTATGATGGTTTTCTGTACAGTTAAAGCATTTGGAAAAGAAATGACTGCACAATTACCTGTAATAGATTTTAAAAATCAAGCTATTAAAAATCCTAATACTATGCAGTTGAATACTGCCATGCAAAGATGTTTAGCAAAAGCTATTGCTTTATATGGTATCGGTTTATTTGTGTTCCAGGGGGAAGACTTGCCGCCTAAAGATGTATTGGAGCATATTGGCAATGTATATGATGAGCAAGGAATTGATGCTGCAAGAAAATATTTTAATACATTATCTGAATTAGAAAGAAAGTTATGTACACCATTTATTGAAAAAATTAAGGAGAATAAATAATGGAGCAACGAAGTGCTGAATGGTTCTCTGCTAGGTTAGGAAAGGTAACTGCAAGTAAAATAGATGACATTGTTATTAAAACTAAATCAGGCGAATCACAATATACTAAAAAATATAAAATGCAATTAGTAACTGAAAGACTTACTAATAAAGTTGTGCCTGTGTTCATGAACTCTGCTATGGCACATGGAGTAGAGTATGAAGATGAAGCTAGGATAGAGTATGCTAATTTTAATAAACTGTTACTTGATAAGGATGTAAGGGAAGTAGGTTTTATAGATCATCCAAAAATTAATATGAGTGGTGCTAGTCCTGATGGTTTAGTAGGCGATAAAGGTTTAATTGAAATAAAATGTCCTCAACCAATGACACATACAGAAACATTAGAAACAGGCGTTATTGCAAGAAAATATATACATCAAATGCAATGGCAGATGGCCTGTACAGGAAAAGAATGGTGTGATTTTGTATCATATCATCCTGATTTTCCTGAAACATATAAACTCTTTATTAAAAGAGTAGCAAGAGATAATGACCTTATAAGTCATTTGGAAGCAAGTGTTGAAAACTTTTTAAAAGAAGTTGACGACAAATTAAAAACTATTAAGGAGAATATTTAGTATGGCAGAATATGATAATACAAATAGATTTGCTCTATTTAAAAACAACAAGCAAAAAGAATCACAACCTGACTACACAGGCACTATCACTTTAGAAGGTGGTAAAGAGATGAGGTTAAGTGCTTGGTTAAGAGAATCAAAGAACGGAGTTACATATATGAGTGGTCAGATGAGTGAGCCATTAGATAACCAATCGTCTAATCAACCAATGCAACAACAAGAACCAAAAAGCATTGATGACATTAAAGACGATATTCCATTTTAGGAGGATAAGTTATGCAGATTTCTGAAGAACAGAGAGAAGCAGATACATACAAAACTTTAACAGTACAAGAAAAAAGACTTTTAGATTATTTAAAGAAAAATAGATCAATAAATCCAATCATGTCTTGGCAAGCATTAGGTATATATCGTTTATCGGATGTTATTTTTAAATTAAGAAATAAAGGTTATGAAATAGAAACAAAAAGAAAAACTGTTATGAATAAATGGCAAGAAAAGACAAGTTTTGCTACTTATACATTAGAAAGGGCATCTTAAAATGCCCTTTTTCTTTATCAAGGAGGTAAATAAAATGATGAAATGGTTGCAAAACATTGTAACAAAAGGGTTTGTAGTATATATAATAACTATAGTTGTTTGTTTTCAAATATGGGATATATATAAGGCCAATAGTAAAAATGATTACAATTATATATGTAGTAAAAAAGGTAATTTATTTAAGTCTGCAACACCAGACTCTAATGTATATATAAAAGTAATTCATAGTAAATGTATTAATGGAGAAAGTAATGGATGAAGATACACCTGTTATAGAAATATTTAACGCTGCTAATGGATGGTTGATTGTTGATGAGAATGGTAAAACTTATGTATCAATTGATACAGAAGATATGCACGAAACTGTTTCTAAAATTTTAAAAGCAAACAAATCAAAATTAGAAAGAGAAAAAAATCTTGCAATATCTATACCTGATGATTACATTGATGATCCGTTAGTGGATGAAGATTAATTTAAAAAAACCTCATTTATGCCATGTGTGTGGAAGTGAAGGAAAGTTTTTCCATAAAAAATGGTGGTGTACGCATGACATAAATTTGAAAGGGATATGTAAAAATGACAGAAAAAAAACCAGAAATAAAGATTGATTACTTTCATGTAGATGGATATAAACATAGCATTACATTTACACCTGATGGCAAAGAAATAAAGTACCAAATATTAAATGAACATACCACCCGGATTGTAGCAAAAGGAAATGTTTAAATAGGAGGAATTACTATGATTGAATATGCTTTCGTAATGATAATAAGCACTAACCCTATAAAAGATGATTTTAAATATATAGGTAATTTTCAAAATTGTTTACAAGCAGAGCTTTATGTTTCATTATATCATCCAAACAAAAAAGCCAGTAGATGTTTAATGAAAGATTATATACATTTACCAGAAGGCACAGTTATTAAAAATATAGACATGGCTACTAATACTATTAGATACAGAGATGTGCATAACAGTTGTAAATTAAGGAGAGATTGTAATGGGAAAGGGTAGTAATCGTAGACCGACAGATGATAAAAAGTTTGCCGATAATTTTGATAGAATTTTTGGGCAGAAGCCCAATGATAAACAATTTGAAGGGATAAAACATGGCAATAAGTCCAACACAAAGAACATTAAAAAGATTAAGGGATAGTGGGGATTACCCATTAGTTTCTATTGTAGAAAGATGGAACGCATTTGCCAAGATACGCCAAGACCTTTTTGGCATAATTGATTTATTAGCAGTAGATAGTAAAGGTAATACAGTTGGCATCCAGGTAACTAGCTACAGCAACATTAGTGCTAGAGTAAACAAGATGGAAGATAGTGATGCCATAAAACATTTACG